TCGAATTTCTGGCACTTGTTGATTTCCCACCTCTCCTTGACGGTGAGGGCGCTGGCGTCCGAAGGATCGCGCCCGGAGGCGACGATGTCGGCTTTAAGCTCCTCTGCCTGGGCCCTCTGCTCGCGGTACTTGCTGATTCCGTAAAATACGAAATAGACCACGGAGCCGATTACGGCCAGGATGATCAAGGCGAGCGCGGATGCAGTGGATATATCCATCATGTTCTCACCTGCTCTAATGCCGATCCCTACGCCAAATAGGCACCATATAATCGGATAGCCCAGGCCATACCACCAGGGGATACATACCCGCCCATTGTGCCATTTAGGAAGGACCGACATGTTCTCCGCTACTCGATGCGGTTTTAAAAGGAGGGGTGGAGCGTCCTGCGGTCCGCTCTGGGCCTTATCTTGGCCTTGGGTGTCCTGGGGGCCGTCATTACGTCATACAGGCCCGTGAAGGCATCTTCTGCGTCGTCGTGCTCGCTCTTGCCGTCCGCCGTGAATGTCGCTATATGGTGCCACCATTCCGGCCAGCGGTCGGCCCAATGCTCGGGGAGGAGGGCGTGTTGCATCAGCCAAGGGGCGCCTGTCAATATGCGGGCCTTCTTGTTCTTCGTCTGCGTGAACCAGCCGACCGTGCATGCGCCCCCGTGCCGGCGTATGATCTCCTGCACCGCCCTGGCGAAGCCCCGCCCGCCGTTGTTGCTCTCGATATACGCTATTGATACGGGGAGGCCTCCGTACTCCCGGCAGAGCTGTTCGGCCACCATCGGCTCGGTGTACTCCATCGGCTTGTCCGTATATACTACGTCGAGGACGGCTATGTCCTGCGGTGCCTCGGAGAGCTGGCCCGCTACTATCGAGCACAGATAGTCCGCGCCCTCGTCGGCTGTGTCGCAGTATGCGAACACCTTGGACAGGGCGGGCACCTCGGAGTACGTGCGGAAGCTCGTGTATAGTCTCCCCTGGACGTCGATGGGTTCCTGCTGATAATTCGCCATGACGATGGCCTTGTCCTGCGTGCTCAGGAGGATGGCGTAGTCCTCGGCGGTCAGGATCTCCGGGCACAGCATAGAGCCGTCCTCCTGCTGTGCCTTGTACAGCACCGTGCGGACATGGACTCCTATCCTGCCGAAGTGCTCCATGGCACGCCCTGCGAGGTCCTGGCTGGCCCAGCGGGTCATGATTATGATTATCTTCATGCCCTGCTCCCTCCTGGATAGGAGCGTGTTGGCGAAGAAGTCCCATAACTGCGCCAGCCTGCGCTCGTTGTACGCTTCTTCGGCGTTCTTCACTCCTGGATGGCGTTCCTCACGGTCTTGGCGAAGGTGCTGGACAGCTCCTCGTTGTACGAGGCCGTGATGACGTGAGCTCCGGGATCATGGCCGAGGGCCCACTCTGTGAACAGCGAGGCTGTCCTGCTCTTGCCGTGCCTGGGGGGCATGCACATCACGAGGATCCTGTCGTCGCTCTCATAGAAGGATTGGATGGTGTCGCAGACGTTCCTCAGGTAGGTGCGCTCCTCGGTGTAGAAGTCGGGGGCCATCAGCCGGCAGTACGAACTCCGCCGCCCGTACGTCGCCCTTGATGGCCTTGTTATACATGGCGGCGAGGACCGCTCCCTCCATCGTGAGGTTGGTGTCGCGTATGTCCTCGGCGGCCTTCGGGTCCTTGACCTTGCCGTCCTTGCGGAGGGGTAGATTCGCGTAAAATTCGGCCCATTCCCTCATGGTCCGGCGCTTGGCGTTCGCCTTGGCCGAGGCCTTGCCTCCTTTCCGTTGTATTTCGGTTGTCCCCTTGGGGATGGGGCGGAGGTTCTCGGGGTGGGGCTCGGGGTGCGGGTTCGCCATTACGCTCTCCCCCTGCATTTGCCACAGCCCTCGCATTGGTGGCCGTCCGTTCCGTGGGCCTCCGTGGCCGTCTGCGGGCCTTTCTCTCCGTGGGTGGTATCTCTGCATCCCCTGACTCTTTTCACGGCCTTCTTGGGCCTTGTGTAGATTACGAGGTAGGCGTCGCCGTCTATCTCTCCCACGGTCTTGGAGCTGTACCCCTCTGTGAGACGGTCCACGTCGTACGCCTCGGCTTCGTCCATGGTGGCGAAGGATGTCAGCTTGAGGCTGGCGCCGTCTAACACGACTGCGTAGTAGCTGGTCATACCCCGCCCCTCCGCATATTGTCGTGGTCGGTCAGGAGCGTGAACTCCTGATGCAGTACATTCCATTCGTTGATCTTGCCGGTTATCTTCATCTGAACGCACCTCCGATGATTGCATAACACCGGGTGGTGCGGTTATACATGGTGAGCTTCGTCCCGATTACCTTAATCCGTCCCTCGTCCAGGAGCTCCCTGGTCCTGGGCGTTACCCTGTTGATGGTCCAGCCGAGGATGGAGGAGAGCTCTTGGTTGCTTATGCCCGGGTGGGCCTCGATGCGGGAGAAGATTACCCCCCTATTCTTTCTGTGTTCGTCGGTCATTGTCTGCCCTTCTTGAATGTGAAGGCCCCGTCCTCGGTCCTTATCCTCACGACGGTCCTCCTGTTGTCGATTCCCTCCGCCTTGCCGAAGCGGAGGCATCTGTTGCCCTGGATCGCGGTGAGCCTCTCGCTCTCGTCAATGCTCCAGGTCGTGTGCTGTCTGTCCTTCCATGCTACGGGGCGGACCCCGTGCTCTATGTCGTCGCCTGTCCTGTCGTCCATCATGTTCTCGGCCTCGAAGGTGGTTTGAATGTCTGCGTTTCCCCTCCAATACTCGCGCTACGGTTTGCCCCCGGTGGGGCGGGGGATGGGGCGGGAGGTTATCCTGCCCGCGGTGTCGTTCTTCCTCAAAAATCCGTATATCACGGGGTACGGCTGGCCCGTGACCTCCATGATCTCGCAGAGGGTCAGCGGGTGGGTCGCCCTGTCGAGGAGGCTCCCTATCTGGTTGGTGCGTGCTATCCCCACGGCGGGGGCGGAGAGATAGCGGGCTGTCATTCCGCCCCCCTGGTGAGGTGCCTGTCGATATATTGGAGGTTCTCGATGCCCGTCTGCAGGTCCGTGATTACCGTATATAGGACGTTGTTCAGGAGGATCGTCGGGAGCCTTCCCATGATTACGTTGAGGGCGTCCTCCGCATCCTTCATGTCGTCGATTGTCTGGCGGATTATCTCGCGTTTGGTGTCGGTCAGCATGATTGTCTCCCCTTGGCCGAGCTCAGCTCGGTGTCGAATATATCCGCGTGGTGCGGTCTGCATTGACCGCAGGCCCAGCCCATGCACTCGCAAACCAGGAGCCGGTAGCCCCTGGCCTTGCAAAGGAAGGCGGTCCCCGGCTCTCTATAATCCACGTCGGGGAAGCGGTCGCCCTCCTCGAGGTCGGCCTCGGTCTATCCTTCGTATGCGTCGGGGGTCTGGTCCGTGTCTATCACGGCGTTGTCGCAGAGCCAGGGGAATTTTAGAAAGTCGCGGAGGTCCAGCTGTGTCATTCCTCCGCCCCCTTCTTCTTCACGAGGTCGTACTTCGCGTATATATCGGCGGCCCCTGTGTCGCGCCCGACCAAGAAGCCCGCGAAAAATGCGCGGTTACAGCTGGCGCAGACTGATACGGTCCCCGCCCATTGAATGACCGCATATCTGCGCCTGCATGTCTGGCAGGGGATTCTGCGCCCATTGATGCGGAGGGGTCTCATGCCACCGCCCTCCAGGTTTTCATGTGGCGGGAGCCCGGGGCGTGCTCTCCGATTATCTCCCCCTTGGCGCGGAGCTCGGTGAGGTGCCTGGCGACCCGTCCCCTCAGATACCTGGCATCGTAGGGGCTGGCGTCGGGGTACATGTCCGCGACGATCCTGCGGACGTCGGTGCCAGGGTGCTGGCGCACATACTCCAGCACCTCCGCCTTCTCTGGTCCCCTCATTCCATCACCCAGGTCTTTTCTACGCCTGCCAGGTTCCCGCAGGAGAGGGGGTACTTCTTGGGGTTCTTCAGCATGATCTCGATATAGTCCAGGGCCTTCATCCTGGATATTCCGAGGTAGGTGGCGACCTCTCCCGCGGTGCGGGGGGTCTTGAGATAGCTCTCCAATTTGTGTATATTGTCTATGTCTGCCTGTGTTATTGCCATGTCTTACTCCTCCGTTACTATTGATACGTCGCCGTGGTGCGCCATGTCGTGCAGGGCGTTCATTACCTCGAAATAGTCCAGGCCCGGGAGCCTGCGTACTATCTCGGATGCCTCGAGGGGGCCTTCGTGGAGTACGTTCCATATACGGACCTGGGTGCGGGTCATTTCGAGCCAGCGGTCGGTCGCGTTGCGGGAATATTGGACGGTCATTCGCTCCCCATCCATGCGTCGAGGGTGTTCCTCGGTGCCTTCCTCGGTTCGTCCATATCGTCGAGTATCTGCTCCGTGATTCTCTCGAAGCATGCGACGCAGACGGCGTTCCCGGCGAATTTATAGAGGGCCGTTTTCGGGAAGAGCCTTTTTCCGTTCTTCTCTGCGTTCCTCAATCTGTCGGCCTCCTCCGTCGTGAAGCCCTGGAGCATGAGGCACTCCTTCTCGGTCAATTTTCTGATTGTCAGTTTTTTATCGTCTGTCATTACTGCCACCCCTGTGGTGTCCCCCCCCCTGTGTGGAGGGTCGGGCTCCTGTTCTTCTGGACGCGTCCGCGCGCCCTGCCTAATAGGTTTAATACGATCCCGTCGCCCTGCTCTGCCTCGAGCCAGCCCTGGCGGGTCGCGTTCTGGATTTTCATTCACGGGCCCCCTCGATGATTACCAAGGGGGGGTAGCCCTTGCCTGCGTTCAGCAGGATCGTCGGGGCGGGCGTCGAACTCCGGGCGGAGGCGGTTCGTGAATTGCAGATTTATCTCGATTAGTCCCGCCTTCATTCGAGCACCACCTTGATGGGGTCTTTCCCCTGGCTCGCCCATTGTGTCGGACACAGGCCGTCCCGGTCGTACACCCATAGGGTCTGGTTACACCCGCCCTCATGGAGTCTTCCCCTGACAATCGTCCGGGACTCGGAGACCTCTCTGACGGCCACCAGGGGCGGGGGACTCTTCATCCCCCAATTCGCCAGCACGGTCGGAGCGGTCCCCTCGGGAGAGAAGACCCAATCCCTGCGGGAGTAGGTGCTCCGCCCCTCGATGCGTGCGGCCATAATCGTCTGGGGCGGTCCGTCGATGAGGACCTTGGGTTCGGAGTTGCCCCCGCTGGCCGCCCTGATCGTCGGGCAGACCCCATCGGCGGAGTAGACCCGCCTGTGGAGCTCGTGATCCGCGATGTCCAGCTGTGCGACCTGGATAAGCTCGGTCATTCGTCCACTTCCAGGAAGTTGTCCGTCTTTCTCCCTCCGCCTCTGCTCGTCACGGTTCTCGCTCTCTCTCTCTGGTCAGCGGCTCGAATCGGAATCCGCGGCCCGCCTGCTTCTCCTTCTCGTTGCTCCAGATCAGTCCCTTGAGCCTCTCCTCGGAGAGGTAATACTCGGGGGCCACGGGCTCCGGCTCCAAATAGTCGCGGAGCCTGGTGGTCAGCGGGATGGGCTCGGGGAGCTTGGGTGCCGGTCCGCCCAATTTGCTGATTACGAAGCACCGCTTCCTGGATTGCGCGACCCCGCAGTCGGCGGCGTTCAAAATGCCCCATTCGTGCTGATAGCCGAGGGCGGTCAATTCTCCCAGGAGGGCGTCGAAGTTGGCCTTGAATTTCTTGGAGACCATCATGGGGACCTCCTCCATGACGAGATAGCGGGGCCTCTCTCTCTCTCCGGTGTTGGCGAGGATCCTTGGGACCTCGTATGCCAGGGAGCTCCTGGTCCCGCTCCCCTTGGCGTTGCCCGCCATTTGTCCGGCGTTGCTTATGTCCTGACAGGGGGGCGTCCAATACAATATATCCACGCGGAGCTCGCCGCCTATATCGTGGACGGTGGTAATGTCCCCGAGGTTCGGGATCGCGCCATGGAGGACGTCGCTGGCCTCGGCGGTCCTCTCGTCAAACTCGCATTGGAAGATATACTCGAATTTCGCGCGGTCCTTCAGGCGCTCGCATGCGCTGATATGGGAGCCTATGCCGGAGAAAAATCCCCCGACCCTTATGGTCCTCATTCCGTGACCCCCCTGGGTTCCCTTATGGGGAAGGACAGCACTATCCCACTCGCCAGGAAAATCTCCAGCTTAGGTTGGAACGGGGGGGATGAGAGGCTTATGCACACGATGGTCCCGAGGGATATGCGGCCATGCAGTAGCTTGTAGTGTGCCGACTGCCGGACGATGTACCAGCCGGGGGCCACGCGCTGTGTCCAGCCTTCGTAGTGGGGGCCGTCACTGTCCGCCATGGAGCGGAAGATGATCTCAGCCAGAGGCCTCGGTACGCTGGCCGACTTCATGCCAGCCACCTCTTTATCCCGCTCATGGCCTCGGGGACCTTGGCTAACGCCACGTCCCGGGGGCAGTCGCATATCTGGACCACGCTGATCCATTCCTCGAGCTCATGCTGTGCCCTGCGGAGGCCTTCGTGCTCGCATGCCCTGCGTAGACGGATCATGGCGCGGAGTATGGCCTTCTTGTCCTCGGGCCAGGTGCTCTCGCTCATGGCGAGGATTGCTCCGCGTATGTTCTCCATCAGCTCGTCGAGGGTCATTGGACCGCCCTCCTGTATATTCTCACGTCCCTGGTGATGCGGGCGGAGGGGTACTGCACGGGCTCCCTGCGGATTTCCACCAGCTCGGCTCCTACTCCCCCGCGGGCGAGTATCCTCGCTATTGCGCGGCGGTCGGCCCCCATCTTCTCGGCGAGGTCTGCTACTGTGAAGGTCTGGCCGGGAGCTATGGTGCGGATGGCTCCGAGGACGTCCCTGGTGGTTATCATTGTCTCGCCTCCCTGTCCTCCAGGTATATCCTGCATAATCTGGCGAGGTCGCGGACGGCCTGCTCGTCGAGATATATTCCGACGGGGTCGCGGGATGGGCGCTTTATCTCTATGTGCAATACTTCGCGGCAGCTCTCTGCATAAAATACACTGTTGTCCTTGGTGGCGTCGCATGCCTCCATAAGCATCATTGTCTCGCCCCCTTGATTGGTTTGTACTCCTTGCAGTCGGCGGGCTCCTGGAGCTCCAGGAACTTGGCGCATATCACGCGCCCGCCCTCCTTGGTGCCGAGGCACCTGGCGCATGTCCGGCAGTCGGTCATTGGGCCCACCTCCTGTTCCATGCCTGCATGGCCGCGTCCTCGGTCCCCCTCTCGGCGGTCCTGCCTCCGCACCAGGTGCAGGCGACCGTCCAGGTCTCGTCGTCCTCGTTGCGGAATATGTACGGGTCGGGGGTCCCGCAGAAGGGGCAGGGTCTGAGTTGCTGGCTCATGCCTGCGCCCTCCTGTGGGTGGCCGTGTAGAACATGATGGCCTGGCTCCTGGTGGCCCCGCTGGTGAGGATCGCGTCGCAATTGGGGCAATAGCAGACCCATCCGATCATGGCCGGGCGGACCTTATAGCCGTCCGCTCCGCAGACGGGACAGGGGCTCCATGTCATTCGCGCACCTCCAGGCCGAGGTCCTTCTCGAGGGCATATAGGAGGGTTGCGTAGTCGATCCTGGCGGCGTATTGGGTGAGGTCGTCCGTGATTACGACCCTCACGGTGCCGGTGCGGGTGTCCCGATCCTCGAAGCGAATATCTTGGAGGCCCCTCATTCTATCGCCACCATCCTGGGGAGTACCTGGGCGCTTATGTGCTCGGCCTTCATCCTGCGGGCGTATTCCCGGGCCTCGTCCTCGGTCTTGAAGGGCTCGGCCCATTCGTGGCTTATGTGCTCGTCGTCGCCTTCTTCGTAGCATTTTACAAGCCAGCCGTCCTGGATGAGCTCGGGCTCTGCCTCCTCGTCCTCGTCGAAGCGGGTATGGGTGCGGTCGAGGCCGCAGTTGGGGCACCGCCCCTCGTAGCGTACTCCGAGGGGGACCTTGCTTATGTGGACTTTGTACTCGCCTCCGCAGTCAGGGCAGATTGCGAGGGAGCTCATTCGCCCGCCTCCTTTACCCTGGTGAGGGTCGGGGTGCCTGCGCCGGTGCCGGGCTCGGTGCAGTCCGCGATGACCCGGTCGGGGTTGGTGTGTCCGGAGATCTTCAGGTACTTGGCCAGGTCGGTCTTGGTGAGCCTTATCTCCCTGCTGGTCGGGAACCAGGCGCAGTAGCCGTCGAACTCGGCGGGGTGGGTCTCCGCCATTTTCTTCTCGCTGATAGTGGCCGCGGGGGCCTTCATGCCGAAGCGGAAGCCTCCGTAATTCCTCACGCCCCTCTTGAGGGCCGCCTTGATGGCGTCGTCCCTCTGGGCGGTCAGCACCTCTATCTCGGTTTTGAGCTGGTCGAGGCGGGCCTGGATGCGGACCGCCTCCTCCTCGGGCGGGATGCCCTCGGTCTGGACCTGGGGATCGTTGAGGAGCCTCATTCGCTCGCCCTCCCGGCCTCGGCGACCGCCTTAAATGCGGTCTTGACTTCGTCGTCGGTCCAGCTGTCTATGTCGTCGCCGTATTCCTGCGCGTACTTCTTCACGATGGGGCGGAGGAGTGCGGTGTTGTTGGCCTTGCAGATTACGTCCACCATCGTCTCCCTGGGGCGGTCCGTGATTGTCTCGGATGCCTTGGGGGTCTCCTTCTTCGATCCTCCGAAGAAGGGATCGCGGGCGGCCTTCTGCTCCTGGGCCCTGCGCTGTGCCTCGCGCTCGGCCTTGAGCTCGTCCTCGGTGTTGTCGGTGTCGTCCTTGGGGCTGTCGCTTATGTTGAACTCGTCCTTATAGAAGGCCTTTAAAATGGCGGTGTTCAATTTGGAGAAGGTCTTGTCCGAGTTGTCCTTCGCCTCCGATTCGTAGACCTGGGGGTCGGTCCTGTCGGTGGGGTCGTCGATGTTGACCCATGTGAAGGAGCGGCGTCCTCTCAAATGGAACCAGGTACTGCTCCCGGGGCCGTATTGGCTGGCGCTGGTCCAGGGCTCCCTCATGGGCTCCGCCTCGATCTCTCCGCGGAGGAGTACGAGGCCGGCCTTCAGCATGGCATCCTCGACTATGGGCTTAATCTGGTCGATTGGTAAATAGGCGAATTTCAAGCCCTCGCCCTTGACCTTCTTAAATGCGGTCTCGGCTACAATCGCCTTACATTCGGCGAGGCGCTGGTAAACGTTGCGGGTGCTGGCAGGGGCCATTTATGCCACCTCCTGCGTGTTCGTGTTACGTGTGTGTGTGTATGTGTATGCACCCTTTTTGGCGGGCTCTACGGTCTCGCGCAGGGCCTTCATGTCAAGGATTATGACCTTGTCGGGCTGTGCTCCTGCGTAAATGTTAAGCCCCGAGAAGCGGGCCTGGGCCCAGAGGGCCTTTATCGTCTGCTTGCTGGAGGCGATCCCGGCCCCGAGGACCAGGTCCTCGAAGTCGGCCTTCTTGATGTTGATTACGTCCCTCGAAGGGTCGACCATTCCGGCGATTGCGCGCCAGACCGTCTCAATGCGTATTTTTGCGGGCATTTTCTTACTCTCCCGCAGGGCCTTCGCCGTCTCAAAAAACCTATAATCCGTGTTATTGGTTTTTTGTCGCCGTGTGTCGGTCCTGCATGTATTAGAACGTACCCATGATATTTAAAATGTGAGCATATCGCAGAGGGTGTCGAGGGTCTGCGTGTCCAGGTTCCTGCTCGGTTCTATATAACATTCGACCGTCGTGGCTATGTCCGCGTGCCTCAATAGGCGGGCGGTGGCGGCCAGGTCGTGGTCCGTGGCGCTGTATATCGTCGTCCCGAACAGGCGGCGGAGCGTGTGCGTGGATGCGTCCACCCCCGCCCTGCGGGCCAGGCTCTTGATCTTCCGCGGGACCGTGTACTCCATCGTACTCTCCGAAAGGAAGCCTCCGTATCTTCTCGGGAGGATCAATAGGCGCGGGTCGTGCTCCGATCCCGGGAGCGTCGCCCTCCAGGCCATATATGCCCTTAATTCCTCGCGGACCGTGCCGTTAATCGGTTGGGGGATGATTAGGCCGTCCTGGTGCCCTTTCCCGCGTATTGTGACGGTGTTCTCGCCGACGTCCTCCATCCGTAAACGTATCATTTCGATACGCCGGCACCCCATCATCCCGCCGAGTACCAGGAGGACCCTCTCGAATGGGTCCCGGGCGGCCTTCATCATCCCGGCGTATTGCTCTGGGCTTATGAATGTACGGCGGACCTGCTTCCGATTCCAAAGGAGGCCGAGCGTCGGGAGTATCTTCCGCCCCGTGGTCCATTCGACGAGGCGGTCCCATGCCTTCATAATCTGGCGGACCGTCTCCTCCTTCCCCGGGATCGCCCGCCTCAAATACAGGAAGGCGTCGCCGTCGGTCTCGGTCGGGTCCGTCGAATATCCGCCCGCCTCCAAGGCCTTCACGGCCTGGGATAGCTTGAGGCGGTAGTCCTTGATTGTCTTGTCTGTCCTGCCGTGCGCTTTCAAAAATTCGAGATAATCGTTTATCCGTGACATGTTCTCCCTCCGTGTCGTGGCGGAGGGTGTCTCGGCAGGGGTGTATATACATACACATACACATGCCACGAACCCGGGGGCTCCGTGTTACGGTGTATATGCTCCCCTGGGGCACCTTTATAAAGTGCGTATGCTTCCCTATTCATGGGGGAGCGTGTCAGTCCTGCATGTTCTGGCCGGGCTCCTCCGCCTCTGCTGTCTGTTGGATTCCCACCCCTGGGCGGTTGTGGCATTTTCCGGGCGGGTCGCTGGCCTTCGGGCGAGAAGGACCCGCCCCCTCCCCCTTCATCCCTTCAATACCTCCATTATGATCTCCTGGGCCTTCGCTATGCTCTCCCGGGCCTCTCCGATCCTGTCGAGGTCCCCGTACAGGAGGGCGGCCTGGACGTGCGCCCCTGCTATCTTGCAGAGGGTCGCCATGTGCGGGTCCTCCTGGGCGCGGTACTGCGCCATTAGGGCCTCGATGAGGTCCGCGGTGCCGTGGCAGACCGTGGAGAGGATCGCGTCGCTCATGCCCTCGCCTCCGTCCACCTGGATGCGTATTCCCTGGCGCATGCCTCGCAGAGCCATTTGCTCCCGAGGTCCCATGATACTCTATACTTGGCCGGGGTGGCCCTGCGGGCCTCGGCGCAGTCCTCGCAATAGTGGGCGGTCATTCCCTCGCCTCCCTCCCGGTCTCGCGCCAGGCCTCGTTTATCTTATTGTCGGCGGCGTTGATGATCTCGGCCGCCCTCATGAGGTCCGCGCGGATTCCCTGGAAGTCTCCGAGGTTATCCAGGGCCCCGCGGGTCAAGAGGACCCCCTTCATGGCCTGAGAGATATACTCCCTGGCCCTGGTGAGGTCCAGGAGCCTGTCTATGTCGGCGGTCATTCCTGCACCTCCTCTATGGTGCCGTCCCAGGCTCCTATGCTGTTGTAGAGGTTGCCGTCATATCCGGCGACGATAATCGGGGCGTCCTGGTCCAGCTCCTTGAGGTGCTCGATGAGGTCACCGACGGTCATGGTGCGCCCGCAGGCCGTCTCGGCCTCGCGGGTCTGTCTGTGGCTTATGATTTCGTAGTGCATTTTTCTCTCCTCCTTCAATTAAGGGCGGCCCTCTCCATGCTCTCTATCCTGTCGATGATGAACCCGGCGAAGTTGCGGAGGTCTCTGGCCTTCTTGAGGATCTCGAGGCGCTCCTCGGCGGTGAGGGTCTGCTTGGCGCTTATGGCGATCCCTGCGGCCTGCTCAAGGTCGCGGAGGGCCAGGTCGAGGCTGTCCTCCGCGGTCTTGATGTTCTCGCGGATCATGTCGGCGAGCATGCTGTTGTGTTCGGTCCCGGTCATGCCAGAGCCTCCCAGTGCTTCTTGGCTGCCTTGAGGGCCTGCTCGGCGTCCTCGAAGCGTCCGTGGTTGATGTATGCACAGGCCCATTGGAGGCAGGTGATTGCCTCGCGGGCGTCGTAATTGTATATCGCTATTGTAGTATATAATAGTATGGTAAATATTACCATAACACAATAGCCAAAAATGGCAAATTGCCCGAGGCTTTTTGTGTTTGTACACCTTTTGAATATGGTTAAATATACCATATCGAAATATTGTCAATCATGGAACCTCATATCATGGAGAAGGCCCAAGCCTGGGCCGTCCTGTCGATGGTCCGCGGTTCTCCCGGGATCACCGCCGGCGGTGTCTGCGGGGGGAAGGCCCACGATAAAGCCCGGGAGGCCCGCCTGCGGGAGCTCCTGGATTCTGGCATAATCCGCGCCGAGGCGGGGCAATACTGCGGCCGCCCCGTGCTCCGCCATTACCTCACGCCCCGCGGGGAATTGCTGGCGGGATTATACGACATGCTGGTGAGGATATGACCGCCTGTCCCGATTGCGGGGAGCCCCGCCCCCTCGCCGTCCTCTATCACGACGGCGTGCGCCTGGAGTGCCCTCGGTGCGGGCTCTTCGGCCCCCTGGCGCCGACGATCCTGGAGGCGGGTGCCGAATGGGACCG